GAAACATGGGGTCCTTTAGGTTTGAAGTATGCTATTAAAAAAGCAGCCAGAGAAGGTATTGATTGGGTGAGTATAAACCCATATGAAGTAACACATCATAGAGAAGGTAGAAGATTAGGTAATTTAGAATTTTATGGTAATGCTTTTGGGACTGGAGAATTGTTTAAAAGTAGATCGGGACCTATACTTCAAAAGAAGCAGCAAGCAGAATTAGCAAAAATATTTTCTAAGGAAAAGAGAGCTGGAGAGGATCCAGTCACGCAATTAACTGGTTTTAGGACAGCTTTAGATTTAGTAAAAGGCAAACTAGAAACAGAACCTGCAAAATATGTTGGTAATATGAATAGCTCTGCTAAAACTGATTTTAGAGATCTTAGATCAAATAGAGTTGCTAGTAATCCTACTGCAACATTACCTGCTTTTTTAAGAGCATTTGCAAAAGAGTATGGCACAGAGGTAAAAACTATAAAAGTTGCAAAGTCTGACCCAAAAAGAAGAGTTAAATTTATAAAAGAAACACGTTCAATAAATCCTAATACCGGAGAGGAGGTAATGTTTGAAGAGCATATTGGAGCTATGACGCTAGAAGAATACGAAGTTTATAAAACAAAAGTAGTAAGTTTTTCTGGCGGGTATGGTGATGATTTAAGATATGCAAAAGTAGAAATAAGGGGACCTGGTGAAATAAACGACAGAGATTATTACGATTCTTACGCTATAAAAGTAAAACCAGAGTTTAAAGATGTTCCTATTAGAGGTTATAGAAAAGGTGGACTAGCAGTAAACCCATTTAAGTGGTAGTATATTATTATGTCAAAAATTGATAAAAATTTTGAAAGATTAAAATTAGCAAGAGAGTTATTAAAAAGAAAAAAACCTCCTACTATATCTGCTCCTGATTTATTAAGTGGTATTGAAAAAAGACAGCGTAAATTAAGAAGTGCTGATATAAAAAAAGGACCTATGTATCCGATGGATTTTAATGATATTTCTGCTGCAGTTAGAAAACAAGCAAAACAATCAGTATTACTAAAAGGAAAAAAAGGAACAATTGTAAAGTGCCCTACAAAATTAGGGGAAAGAAATAAACCAACTAAAATTTATTAATATGGCAATAGAAGAAGAAATTACGATAGCAAACCAGGACGATGAAGAAAATTTTCCTAATCCTGATTCAGAAGAAGTATCAGTAGAAATACAATCACCTACTGATGAAGTCATACAACCAGAAGAAGAAATGGTTGAAGAAAATTTTTATGCTAATTTAGCTGAAGATATGGACGAAACTGTTTTACAAAGACTTGCTAGTGATTTAATTACAGATTACAAAAACGATAGACAGTCAAGAGGTGATTGGGAAAAAGCATATACTTCTGGATTAGATTTATTAGGTTTCAAGATAAATGATGAGTCAAGACCTTTTCAAGGAGCTAGTTCTGTAACTCATCCTCTATTAGCAGAAGCGGTAACACAATTTCAAGCACAAGCTTACAAAGAATTATTACCGGCTTCTGGTCCTGTGAATACACAAGTCTTGGGAGATGAAACTGTTGAAAGAGCAGAACAAGCTAATAGAGTAAAAGAATTTATGAATTACATGCTTACAGAAGTTATGGAAGAATACACCACAGACTTTGATCAACTTCTTTTTTATCTACCATTAGCAGGCTCCTCTTTTAAAAAAATATATTACGATCAAGTATTAGATAGAGCTGTAGCTAAATTTGTTCCAGCAGAAGATTTAGTTGTTCCTTATTACGCAACGGATTTAAAAGAATGTGAAAGAATTACTCATGTAGTAAAGATGAGTGAGAATGAAATTTTGAAAAAACAACGTGCGGGTTTTTATAAAGATGTTGATGTTAGTCCAAAAAAAGATGAAAGCAATGAAATACAAGATAAATATAACCAAATGGAGGGAATCGAGGAAGGTCCATTAAAAGATTATCAATGTAATGTTTTAGAGATGCACGTAGATTTAGATATTGAAGATTACGAAAATACTACTGATGAAAAAAATATAAAAATTCCTTACATAGTTAGTATAGATGAAGGTTCGCAAGAAATTTTATCTATCTATAGAAACTATTCTCCTAATGATGAATTAATGAATAGAACCGAATACTTCGTTCACTATAAATTTTTACCTGGTTTGGGATTTTATGGATTTGGTTTAATACACATGATTGGTGGATTATCAAAAACTGCAACAGCTGCACTGAGACAATTACTTGATGCAGGTACTTTAAGTAACTTACCTGCTGGGTTTAAAACAAGAGGACTTAGAATTAGGGATGATGACCAGTCTTTTCAACCTGGTGAGTTTCGTGATGTAGATGCACCTGGTGGAAATATTAAAGATCAATTTATGATGTTACCTTTTAAAGAGCCCAGTAACACTTTGATGCAACTTTTAGGGTTTGTTGTTCAAGCTGGACAAAAATTTGCTGGTGTTATGGACATGCAAACAGGCGAAGATAAACAAAATAGAGCAGTCGGGACCACTTTAGCTCTTCTTGAACGTGGTTCAAGAGTGATGAGTGCCATTCACAAGCGTTGTTATTACTCAATGCGTGTAGAATTTAGACTTTTAGCTAGTGTTTTTGGTACTTATCTACCTCCAACCTATCCTTATGCTGTAGTTGGAGGCAATCAAAACATAAAACAAGCTGATTTTGGTCCTGAGGTAGACATAATTCCAGTTGCAGACCCAAATATTTTTAGTTTATCGCAAAGAATTACTCTTGCTAGTCAACAATTGCAAGTTGCACAGTCAAATCCAGAAATGCACAACCTAAGAGAAGCATATCGAAGAGTTTATGAGGCTATGGGAACAAAAAATATTGAAAAATTGTTAAAACCAGAGCCAAAACCAACACCACAAGACCCTGGAGCAGAAAATGCTGGAGCTTTGCGTATGGCAGTGCCAGTAGCATTTTATTTTCAAAACCATGACGCTCATATTGCTTCTCATACTGCTTTTATGAAGACAAGAATGGTACAAGCAAATCCAATGGTACATGCTTTATTAACAGCACATGTTCAAGAACACATTTCTATGAAAGCTAGAGCACAAGTTTTATTAGAAGTTAAAACGAACAGACCTGATTTAGTAGAATTGGAGCAAATTGACCCTCAATCTTATTTAGCAGAAACAGAAAGCATGATTGCAGAACAAATAGCAGGATTGACTCAACTTTATCTAGAGCAAGAGGGCGGAGGACAACAACAAGATCCATTAGTCGCATTGAAAAAACAAGAATTAGATCTAAGAGCTATGGATATACAAAGAAGAGCTCAAGAAAATCAACAAGACCAAAATAGAAAAACAAACGAATTTGCTCAAAAAATTGATTTAGAAAGAATGAAAAGAGAGGATGCTGAAGAAGCTGGCAAAGAAAGAATACGAGTTGCTGATGAAAAACTTAATTTACAAGAGATAAAAATTATGGCAGATATGGATAAGGATGACAGAAATGTACAATAAATTTAGTAAAGGACCTCCTCCTGAAAAAGGGCCAAATCCTCAAGGTATAAGAATTACTATGATTAGTATAGGTTCATTAGTTAAACCAGGTTGTCCACACAGAGAGAATGGAGTAAAGAGCGACATCAAAGGTATAAGTGAAATACAAGTCAAAGGTAAAAAATTTATAGGAGTCAAATAATGGCACTTACTGCACTAATAGGACCAGCAACAAAACTAATTGGAAAGTTTGTAAGAGACAAAGATAAAGCAGCTCAACTTAGCCATGAAATATCGACTATGGCAGAAAAACATGCACAAGAGTTAGCTCTGGCTCAAATAAAACTTAACACCGAAGAAGCAAAAGGTAATTGGTTTCAATCATCGTGGAGACCTCTAGTTGGTTGGATAGCAGCAATATCTTTAGCAGTAAATTATTTAATATCTCCTATTTGTGCTGGATTTGGAATTACTATTCCACAAGCTGATATGTCTGTCATGATGCCTTTACTGTTAGGCATGCTCGGTCTTGGAGGACTTAGGTCATTTGACAAGTTGAAAAAAACTGATACAAAGATACTTAAAAAATGAAAAGAGATTTAACTCACAGTATTATTGATGTTGGTAGTGGATTTTTAATTGCTATTTTAATTCAAATGTACATCTTTCCAATGTTTGGTCTTTATCCTGATATATACGATAGTATGGGTATAGCTCTAATTTTTACTGTTATATCTGTTATTCGTTCAGCTTCTTGGCGTTGGATTTTTAGAAATTTAAATATATTTTAACATGCAAGATATAGACACTATTCAAGATATAAGGTCGATAATTAAAAAAAGTTTAGAGAAATACAAAGAAGATATTGTTTATGGTGTAGACACAATAGAAAATTTACAATATGCTAGAGGTAAGATCAACGCACTTGAGTCGTTGCTTCAGGACTTAAATGACCTGCTTAAAAAGGAACATGATTTATGACAATGTTAAAATTAAAAGACGAAGTAAAAATACCAAAAGGACCAGAAGAAACAAAAACATATTTAGACACCATACCAGATCCAGTAGGATATAGATTACTTGTTCGTCCTTGGACAGGCAAAGCCAAAACAAAAGGTGGTATAATATTAACAGACAAAACCCAAGAAACTAAAGAAGTTACTACTGTGGTAGGTTTAGTAGTTAAAATGGGAGAGCTTTGTTATAAAGACACAGAAAAATTTCCAGAAGGTCCTTGGTGTAAAGAAGGTCAGTTTGTAATATATGGTAGATATGCTGGAGCCAGATTTAAAACAAATTATGGCGAACACAGAATTTTAAACGATGATGAGATTATTGGCACTATAAAAAAACCCGAGGACATCCTCGCACTATTTTAAGGAGTAGTTATGGCACAAGAGCAACAAGTAGAATTAGATACAGATAATTATGAAGAACAAGAAGTTCAAGTAAAAGAAAATGTAAAAACAGAAACAGATGATGCAAAATTAGAAACTGTTGATTTAGGTTATACTGAACACAATGAGGCTAAGGAAGAAAAAGCAGTTGTTAAAGAAGAGCCTAAAGAAGATAATTTACAAGAACATTCTGACACTGTTCAAAAAAGAATAAATCAACTTACTAGAAAAATGAGAGAGGCTGAAAGAAGAGAAAAAGCAGCTCTTGATTATGCAAAAGGATTACAAGCTAAATATCAAAAAGTAGAATCTACTTTACATCAAACAGACGATGCGTATGTAAAAGAGTACGAAAATAGAGTTGATGTAGAAACAGATAAAGTTAAAACACAACTTCGTAATGCTATGGAAGCTAATGATTACGATAAAATGATGGACGCTAATCAAAATTTAACAAGGCTTGCTGTAGAAAAAGAAAAAGCTAAGTATAAAAAAGAGGAATTAGAAAGCATAAAAAACCAAGAGGAAGAAGAAAAGCAACAGCAACAACAACCAGTTGCACCTCAACCTAGTCCACGAGCTCAAGAGTGGGCTTCAACTAATTCTTGGTTTGGTCAAGACAAAGCAATGACAAATGCTGCTTTTGGCATACATGAAGATTTAATCCAAAAGGGGTTTGACGCAGAAAGCGAAGAGTATTATGCTGAAGTAGATAAACAAATGAGGGATTATTTCCCAAATAAGTTTGTAAAAGAACGACCAGTCCAAACTGTTGCCTCAGCGGGGCGTAAACAGCAAGGACGCAGAACTGTGAAACTCACACGTTCACAGGTAGCAATAGCTAAAAGTTTAGGTGTGCCTATAGAAGAATACGCTAAATACGTGAAGGAGCAATAGTATGACAAATAAAATAAATAGAACCTCACGCGAGTCAGGTGAAAGAAAAGAAAGACTTAAACCTTGGACTCCTCCATCAAGTCTGGATGCACCTCCTGCACCACAAGGCTTCAAACATCGTTGGATAAGAACAGAGAGCATTGGTTTTATGGATACAGGTAATGTATCTAAAAAACTAAGAGAAGGTTGGACGTTCGTAAGAGCTGAAGAAATAAAAAACCAACTTGGCGATCACGATTATCCAGTTGTGCAAGAAGGACAATATCAGGGGTTAATCGGGGTTGGTGGCCTTGTGTTGGCAAGGATACCTGAAGAAATAGTCGAGCAGCGCAAAAGATATTTTAAAGATATTACAGCAGATCAAGTAAAATCCGTTGATAACGATATTCTAAGGGAACAACGTCCCGAGATGCCTGTCAATGTTGACAGACAAACAAGGGTAAGTTTTGGAGGCTCTCGTAAAGGGAGTTAATTATTAATTTTTTATGAAGGAAATAAAATATGGCTAATGTAAATGTGGCTTTTGGTTTGAAACCTCTTTCAAAATTGGGATCAAACTATAATAGTACAGGTACTACTGAATACAGAATAGCCTCAAACAACTCCAATAGAATTTACCAAGGGTCGCCTGTTATTCCATTAGCTGCAGGGGTCATCGATATAGTCGGTGCTGCTGCTGGGGGAAGTGTGGCGTATTTGGGAGTTTTCTATGGGTGTGAGTACGTTTCAGC